GACTAGAGCACAGGGTACAGCTAACCTCGTTCGTTCATACGATCGCTCATCCACCGTGCCGTGAAGCGCAGGATGTAACCCTTGCTCACGATACGATTGGCAGCCACCTCGTACACCCACCAGCGCTTGTCATGGTATCGGATGCCGTACTTCATGCTGCACCTCGCAAAGCGTCTAGGTGGTCTGCTAAATCGCGCAGGTCCTGAGCCGTCATAGCTGGCGTGTCATACGCCTCGTTGATGGGATAGAACGTGGCCGACGTCACGTCTATGAATCCGGCCACGTTCCCGCGATGTGGGCATTCAGGTATGACCACATCATTCTGCTCTGACACGACGATGCTCACGTCACACCGTCCGCATGATGCGGGAGCGAGTCCAGTTGCAATGTTCCCACAACAGGTACGCTACTTGCAATGTGTGGGCGTACTTGCTGTACGTGCCCGGATAGTGCACTAGCCATACGCCTTCGATGAACACAGCCTTGGGCTTGGGCAGCTTTTTCATATCATCACCTTGTTCTTCCTCAGGCACAGTTCGTACCCTGCCTGCATTGCGTTGGCCAGTGCAGGATCGCTGAATGCCTCAGGAGGCAACTGCATTTTCAGCACCTCCTTTAGCACTAGCAACTTGCAGTGCTGCTCAGCGACCGTATTCGCTTGCTGCCACATTGCACCCGTGTCCGGTGTACGATGCGGCCCAGCGCCTGTCACGGCAGTGTACATCTCGATGAACGTGCTCACGGAGATGATTACACACAGGATACCTATTGACGCACTAGCTGCCTTGTCCAACATGATCGCCAGCCTTGCAGGCATAGCCTACGTCGACGCTTGCGTGTGGTGCGACGACCACGTTCACAGCGCAACCCTGAAGGAGCAGGAGTACGCCAGCCAGAATGATTGCGGTACCTACGAGTTTCATAACTTGCCCAGCCTGATTTGAGTAAAGGGAGCGTCCGCCTCGCAGCAGACCATGTTCAGAGCGATTGTACCGGGCCGCCAGCACGTATCAAAGCCGTGGCCTGTCCAGCATAAGGCTTGCCACATATCACGCCTCCAGTGCGATCAGAGACACGTCCGGCAGCCTCTCAGCATACCGAGTGTCGAACGTCACCTGACACAGCCCGACGAGGATGTACTCATCAGGCACCTCGTACACCTGCGCCACGCCGCCGAGTTCATGCATAGCTTCGAGCCAGCCCACGCCATAGATCCAGCGGCGGAGCTGGTGCACAGAGTCAAATGCAAAGGCATGCGTCTTGAGCTGGTCCATGTACCAGTAGTCGTGGGCGCCTTTCAACCCATGCCGTTGGGCGTACGCTGGCCAGTTCTCGGTCATATTCCGATCATTCCATGGGCTTGGGTGGCTGTATATATTGTCCACGTTATTACCTACCGCCAGCGCCCACAGGCTTGGACGGTTCTCGCCCGGGCGGTACATGCCCTTACCCTTGTGGTCTACCACTCTGTACACCTTAGCCATGACGCACCTCGTCACCGGTTCGTTGATAACACACTGCTGCGCACTCGTTGAATGCGCAGTCATTTGCTATCACACAGCCGCTTTGCGTACCTTACTCAGCAGGTCGGCGCCTTCAATCTTCTGGCCTTTGGCCTCGGCCTGTTCAGCCGCTTTCATCAGGCGGGCCAGCGCCGCGCCGAAGTCGAACATGTCCGCCACCTTCGGTTCTGGGGCGAACTTGTACCACGGAGTGTCCGTGGCCGCTTGCATTACCTTCGCCAGCGACTCTTCATCCTTGGCAGTGCGCTCCTTGGCGTAGCTGAACGGCGAGAGCTTAGCCGACGCCTTGTCCGTGTTCTTCTGGACGTTACCGAACGCCAGCAACCACTCGGCCATGGCCTTGCCACGTGCACCCTTCGGCAGGGCGAGGAAGAGCTGGTTCACGACGGTGATATCGCCGTGTTGGTGGGCGTGGCTCAGTACCGACAGGCCGGCGAGCTGGATACGTTCGTCCAGCTTAGCGCCAGCGGTCTTGATCAGGCCAATTTCTTTGGTGATGTTCGCAGCACCAACGATCAGTGTAGTTTTCATGTCAGAGTCCCATTGCTTGATTGAGTTTGGCCCTATGGCCCCGGTTGATCCGGTCACACTTCCCGCTGGAGCCACGTACCAATTGCTTGGCCTTCGGGTTCCAGTACTCACCAGCAGTCCCCGGCTTATCCGTGCCGTACCAGACGTCACGCATTGCCTTGAGCTGCTTTCTTGCTTCCACCGTCTTTTGGGTAGACAGGTGCTGTACCAAGTCATACCGACGGCGGCACTTCTGCGCATCATCGGCATGGCTCTCAACTTTCTTTGAGAATGCCATTCTCGTATCCTCCGATTGATTCTGAGAGGGTTCTACCGGGATTCGACCCGGACGCCGTTAGGCTGCCTGTTCCCCGTTGCTACGCAAACAGGTACTAAGTCGTTGTCTACCAGTTCCATCATAGAACCCTCTCAGAATCAATCCTCTCCGTAACTTGGCATTGTCATAGCCCCGAAGGGCGGGAGTAGGATTGTCTTGTAACACAGCGGTTTAAGCGCATCCCTAGCTAGTCTTTGATCCGTCCCCTTCGGGCAATCCGACAACACGCTCTCTGGTTTCTAGAGCATTGTGTTGCACGTCGGTGATACCTAGTGCGGTTGCTTGGCCTTGTTCAATCGGCCCGCTGTGCTACCCAAGTTGTACCAGCCAAGACACCTGTACAAGCTCGCCTTGCTTCCCACCGCGCTTTCCCGTGGGCCTTCGTTTCCCGCTGTAACTCCGCGGACGGTGACTCAAACCGCTTGATCCTGCCGATGCCTCTCAACATCAGGTTCCGCCCTAGGATCTAAGAAGGGCGCCGCATCTACCAACCGTGCGGCTTGTCAGCATCCAGCTTGTGCTATCACCTTGCAGCTCTAGCAGTCCACCTTCAACGCCACTCATTCCGTGGTACAGTTCGAGCTTAGCAGTCCACCCATCACTGAGCTTCCCGATCCACCCTAGCCCCGTTTGGCTAGTGGTTCCCATGCTACCGGAACCCTGTGTTGCTGTCAACCTGAATCTCCTTTGGCGAAGCTACTGAATCAGTAGCCTGCCCATGCCCGCATTTCCTGATAGTTAGTGAATCGTTCACCTGATCGAGTTGTCACAAGGTAAAGATCCTGGCCGTAGTGGTTACGTCCGATCATTACGAAGCTGCTAGCCCAGTCGTGATCCATTGCCCAATCTTTGTATCGCTTAGTCATGGTGGCGCGTCCTGTGTGGATTCGCCAAAGGAGACTCAAGTTGTTAAAGAGCGGTGCAGCTTGTTACGTTGGAGCCATGATGCTTTGAATCTGTGTATCTGTCAAGCCTTGTGTTGCATCGGTGGTTGGAAGTCCCAATCATGGCGAACCATGCTAGCCCGTACCACCTAATCCTGAGAGTGCCTTCCGGTCTTACCTCGTCAGAACGTGGAGCCATAAGACCACAGAATCGAACCCATTGGAACTACCGTTCGTCGAGTTAATCACTCCTAGCACTCGCAGGATAACCCTAGAACAACACGCCTAGAACCATTGATCTAGAGCCTTCCGCAATAGCACCGCACTATTCGTACGAAGAACGAAGAACGAAGGCGCAGCCAGAGGACTGAGCGACTGAGGACGGAACCCCAAGCCTAGGCCAGAGATACCCAGCACAGCCAGAGCGAACCGAGTGTGTACGCGAGGCAAGCAACGCAGGCGTACGCACGTCCCACACGCACCCGAGCACAGGCACGAGCGAACGCAGGCAAGCGCAGGCGCACAAGGCAAGCGCGCACCCACACGCACTCGCCTGCCCAGCACACCCACACACCAGCACGATCCTCCAGACGCGATGCGCACGCAGTACGCACACACGCACCACCCGCGCTCGCGTGCTACGCACGCTCGCACCCATGGACACGCACGCTCCCGCACACAGGCACGCACACAGGCACCCGTACGGGGGCGTGGCGGGCGGTTGAGGTGGAGGGACAGGGTCGCGGGAGTATAATAAAATTCGGGTGCGCATAGAACACGCACCTCCTAGCCCGCTACCCTGTGCAGTGCCGCTACTTCGGTACCGCTGTAACAGCCTCCTGTAACGACTTGAACTGATTCCCTATCGCTTGGGATTGCCACAGCCGACGTTTCCACAGGCCATAGCACACCTTGTTCGGTGCCCCATTCAGGATCTGGGAGCAATCGAAGCGCCACTTCTTAGAGGCGGGTGAGTACACCCAACCGGCTGCTGGGGCCGGGGCTTTACTCTGAGAGATGTACCGCCAGCGCAGTACAGCATTAGCAGCTGCGTTGTAGTTCCGCAGCATAAGCTGGGCGTACACCTCACTGCCACGGAACCCGTACACACCGATGTTGTACGAGAGATCCACGCTGCCCAGCACAACCACGTCAGGAAGGCCCTCAGGAAGCCCGTCAAGAGCTTTTGCGTGATCAGCAATACCTTTGCGTAGGCGATCGTCGCACTCTGCTGGTGTGGCCTTCTGGCCCGGTTTAACGTCACGGGTGTCCCCGTCACAGATGGTTAAGACATTCGCACTGTCGTAGTACGCAACGAGGGACCTGCCCTCGTGTACACCTACGACTGCAGCGATCGTTACGAATAGTGCGCCTGCGGCGCGAGAGATGTAGCTACTCTTTAGGCTCATTCAGTTTCATACCCTTTTGCATAGCATCACGGTAAACCTTACTGTTTTCGCGCTTGTAGTACCAGTTTACTGCGAATGTGAGAATACCCAAGACTAGACCGCCCACCATACAGATGGTGTTCCAGTCGAGGGTGCCGAGGTACATTACGAGGCCGCTGGTGCTGTATGCCGATGCAGCGGTCTTATCACTCATCATGTTCTGCTCTCCTTGCCAATAGCTGCTTCGGCGTCGGGACGAACCACATCACGACGCCGAGTACAGCGAGCAGGCCAAGGGCAAAGCTCAGGAGTAAGGGGTACGGACTCGTGGTCGTTACGTTCATATTCGTGGCAGTGATACTGCCGGTCTCTACTTGCTGTGCCTTCTTGGTAACGCTCTGTTTGACCTTAGCCGAACCAGACACGTCCCCCACGGAGGTCTTCTCAGTCTGTTCTACCTTGGAGTTCACGCCGATACCCTGCTTGGAGTTCTCAGCGCCCACCTGAGCCGTGATCTCCGGCTTATCAGGGGAGATGGCCGAGGTAACGGCTGACAAGGCGCTGGTGGCCGCACAACCGCTCAGGGCGAGACTCAGGACAATGCCGGCCGTTACTTCTCGGATCATACTATCTCCTTACGATGCGGACAGGACGCCGCCTGTCATTACACCGTTCACGATGGTTGGGGTGAAGAACGTACCTGAGCCGGTGATGGTTACACCGGAAAACTTCAAGGCGTTCGTCAGGATGGTCTTGGTGGCAGCGAGGTTCACACCCGTGAGGACACCTGCAGCTACCACGGCAGTTGCTGGGGAGTCCAAGTTACCCGCGGAGTTCTCCACGTTCACGGTAGCGCCGTTCGAGACGGTTGCAAAGGTGCCACCCGGGGCAGCGCCCGCCACCGCCAGAGCGGCGGCGGCTGCGTTCAGTGGGGTGTTGCTCTCGGTGACGTCGGAGGCGGTCGGGGTCTTGGCGTCCTGCGCCCACTTCTGCATGTACAATGCAGCGCGGTTGCATTCATCGCGGATCTCGATGCGCTGTGCAGCGGTGATGGTAGCAATACTCATGAAGCCTCCTTATTACGAGACGAACGAGGTGATCGCACCGGCTGCCACAAGGGCGGTGCACAGGGCATCAACATCGGTCTTGACGGATACGGTGCCGGTCAGTGGTTTGCTTGGCAGCCGCGAGTTCGACTGGGACATCGCTTGGAAGTCGTTCAGGACTGCGATAGCCTTGTCACGGGTGGTTTGGTTCAGCAGTACAGCAGGGGCGCCAGTTACGGACATAGCCATGGTTTGTTTCTCCTATTGAAAGCGGGAACTAGTGCCAGTCACACGACGGCGTGTCATCCCTCTGGTGTAGCCCATGGGGTTCTCAACGAACTCCCGGGCAGCTTTGTCTTGCAGTTTCTCAGACTCCTTCTCCTCGTCAACCGATAGGAATCCTTTAAGCTCGTTCACGAGGTGCCCAACTGCGTCAGCACGGTCGTCCTTGGCTAGGCAGCCACGGTCGTACGTGATGTTCTGCAGTTGGAACAGACCCGAGTACAGACGTTTCTTTTCAGCGGTGTAACCCTTGCAGTGCTCCTCGTCCATCTCGATGGCACGCTCGTGTAGCACGAACTTGTGCCGACGGAACACAGGGCTGATGGTGTCGATGATGCGGCGCTCTTTCTGAGTGGTAGCGTAGATATCACGCACACCGATCGCTGGGAGCTTCCGTTTCGCAAGGGCATTCAGCAGCACCATACTGGCTGTACCGTGGCCCATGTTCGCCTCCATCACAACATCAATGATGCCGAACTCCTCCATGTAGTCGATGAGCTTGTTGCAGTTGTCCTCACATAGACCGCCCTGCACACCACCCATACCGAACAGGTGGATGTACGAGTTCAGCGCCCCGCCGATAGCGAAGGACACCTCGTCACCACCAGTACCAGCTGGGTCAATGACCATGAGCTTGTGCTGGTACGGGAGCATGATAGAGCCAGCACCGGCTGCACGATACAGCGGCTCACCATGGATGGCGTCAGGGACGCTCTCCAAGCGATGCTGGGGCGTTGCAGCATAGTACATGACGTCAGGTGCAGCATCAGTCCCAAGGGCCGCCACAATCGCGTCTGAGAGCTTGATGCGGGTGCGCATGGCATCCACTAGGTACGTATCCAACATATATTGCAGCTGGAAGCCCTCAGGACCGAAGTCAAGCTCCTTAGATTGCAGATCTTCCTCGGTGTACCGGAGTGGGTCAGTGACCTCGCCGCGGGTGCCGTCGAGGCCGAAGCCAGTGCGGGCATGGGTTTCCATCATTGCGATGATGTACGGGGCCAAGGTGCCAGCGTAGCGCTCCTCTTCTTCCAGCGTTGGTACGCGTCCCGGCCATACCCGTATCTCAAAGCCCCGTCGTGCCAGCGTCTTATAGATGGAGTCCTTGGTCTGAGGCGTACCGAGGTACAGGGTCTTGCCGTGCGTGTTGATCGCAGCGAAGTCCCGGGACCGGAGCAGCAGCAGTTCGCGGCTGGTAGCAGTGAGGCCGTTGTTTGTGGTCTCGATGTCATCGGGGATGAGCAGGTCGGCCCGCTTACCTTGGAGCTGGGCAGTGATGCCCACGCACGCCACAGAGGCGGACTTGTCCAGAGGCTTCAGGTCACAGTGCACGTCGTAGCTCTCGTACGAGGTACGGTCGCCTCGGGTCTTGTCCGGCCGGAGCCAGCACAGCATACCCCACGTCTCGATCATACGGATGATCAGGATGGCGACGTCAGACGCCTGCTTCTCACCACCGGAGATGATCAAGACTCGGTAGCTTTGGTCCCGGAGTAGAGACCACACTGCGAACAGCGCAGCGAGGGTGGACTTGGCCTCACCCCGTTGGGCTGCAACCATTGAGTTGCGTGGACCGTCCTGCATGTAGTCGGCGATGTCGCCTTGCATGTCCGTGAGTTCAAACCCGAGGAACTTCATCCCCAGCTCAGCGAACTCCCGGAAACGCGTGAATGTGGCCCCGAACATAAGCGCAAGATCTGTGCGCTCGTCCGCGGGCATTGAGTTAGCGTTGTCCTTCCACTTGTTCGTACGTTCTACGAGCAGTCTCAGGCGTGCCAGTGTGCGTGGACTCATAGTGCCTCCTATCCTAAGAGGAACTGTTCGTCGTCCTCGTTCAGTGCATTCTTCAACTTCGCTTGTCGCTCAGCGCGACGGGTAGCCAGCTCGTCCGCGAAAGCGTCACGAAGCTCAACCATCTCGTCGGCGTCAATGCTGGCGCTGATCTCGTTATCCTTCAGGAACTGTCGGATAACCCCAAGGTTAGCCGCGGGGAGGGGAATACCCTCCTCCACGGATTGCTTGAGATCTGCGAGCATAACCTGAGCAAACATTTCGTGCAACTCATTGAGTGCCGACTTGCTTGCTGACTTAGCCATTGTTTACTCCTTATTCAAACAGGGCCGACAGGGTGGCCGTAGTGAGGGTGCGGGTAGCGCCGCTCACATGGAACACCCGCAGGTCTAGGGTATCGCCGGGTAGCACCGGACCATCCCACGTAACTTCCATACGGGGAATGCCCGTAGCAGAGTGCACGTAGTTGATGGTGCCATCTGGGATGGCCACACCGCCCTTGTACAAGCGCAGGTTATAGATCAGGTTGTTCGACGTATGGCTGTCCATCTCGACGAATCCACGCAGGGTGGCGTACTTCGCGAACGGTGGCGCTTGGATAGAGCCGTTACCGCCCGGCGAGGTCTTCAGCGTGTACGGGTCATAGATGGTAGACGACAGGTTCAGGATCGTGGTAGCACCCGACGCTGGAGTCAGCGGAGCAGCCTGCTGGATCTTAGCCCTGCGCAGAACGTTCCTACCCGCGTCGGTGTACACGTACGTGTCAAGTGCAGCAGGCCACTTCACAGTGGCAGAGTTGAACTTGGACTTGTCCCCATGAATGGTGTACTTGATCTCGCCGTACATGTCGTCGCCAGACCACAAGGTCTTTAGGGCAGCAATGTACACAGCGATGTCAGGGATACCGCCGTTAGCAGGATCGTTCTTCACCCACGGTGCAGTGATAGGACCGGTGCAGTCTGTGAATCGAGCAACCATCGGCATCTCGCCTTGGAAGACAATGATACCCTGATCGGCGCGTGACCCATCCCCGCCATACAGTGTGCACTGCGTAAAGCTTGCACCTGCCTCACCGCTCTGCGGATCTCCCGTCAGGTAGCGTACAGGCGTAGTGAACCAGTACACAACAGGAAGGCCGCCACCCTCACCACCAAACCGAGTCTGGAAGCAACGAATAGCGCCGTGGCAGTCAATCCAACGAGACTTCGCAGGGAAGGTCCCACCCGGGATCGTCATAAGGCAGTTCAGGCTCAACATCCCACCAGTCCAGATGAATGCGGTATTGGCATCGAAGAAGTCGCCTTCCGGCTGCATCCAACCCCCGGACACAAAGGTATGGTCCGCTTGGGTCTTAAGGCCTCGCTTGCATCGAATCCAGCGGCATTCGTTATAGATAGGTTGAGTAGATGTTACTGGATACGCACCAGAGGTGTTCAAGTCTTGAGATGCGTAGTCGTTAGCACCTTCGAACCACACTCGCTCGTGTAACCACATACCGGAGTTGATGTTATTGTTCTGCTTAACCAGCTGGCTCTTACCATGCAGGAACGTGATGTCCGCAGTGTACACGTAGTAGGAGTCATTGCCCTTCATGATGTCCTTGGCGTTGTCCAGAGACTGGATGGTCGAGCGACCTTCCGAGATCAGGGCGCACCACACGGGCAGATCACCTTGTACCTTAACTGTCCAGTTGTTCGGGATGGTCAGCACTGGGCAGTTCACGATGGCAGACCCGCCGCCCCCGCCAATGGTAGGGTTGAACGTTACACGCTGTGAGATCTGCCAGTTGATAGCAGCGGTCATAGCGGCGGTGTCATCGCCTACTCCAGTTACACCAAAGGAGGCCACTGATACACGCTGGGCGTTCTTAACCGCCTGAGTCATGCCTGTGGCACCGGTGGCGTTCAAGTACCAACCAATCAGCGCAGCACCTTTAGCAGGGTCCACTTGGTTGGCTAAGTCTAGAGCCAGAGCTGCGGCACTACCGGAAGCGGGTACGCTTAGAACGGGCTGACCGGAAGCATCGAAGGCTAGGACCTTATTTGCCCGGGCAACAGCGTCACCGATGGCGCTCACAGCGTCCGGAGTACGGAGCGTGAACTGCGACAGATCGTCCACGTAGTCCTTGGTTGCACCGTCCTGTGGGTTCACCGGGTTACCCATATTAATGACCCGGAATCCACCCATGTCCAGATCATCCCCAAGGGCTTGAATACCCAAGCCCTCAGAGAACTCCTGAGACAGAAACAGCAGCTGTTGAAAGTCCTCATCCAGAGCCACGCGACTGAACGGTGCGCCGCCATCAAAGATGTTCAGCATCTCCTCGTTCTCTGTCTCCCGGCGTAGGCGTACCTCTACCCCGTTGGGCACGAAGCCTCCCGGGGTGTTCGCGGTATTCAGGAACTGGATTACGGTTGCAGTGTTCCACTGGTAGTCAACCCCCACAACCAGAGGGGCCGACTGATCCAGAGTCACCGAAATGTCGGCCTGCTTGAAGTACTCAATGCCGACGTTGACGATGTGTAGGGTGCCGTCGGACACCTCGATTTGGGTAGCTAACATTCGAACTCCTTAGTCTTCTTCCCCCATTGCATTCGCCATTACACGGATGCCGGGGATAATGCTGATGAATGGAACTGCGCGGATGATCTGCGCGGGGTCTGGGTCTCCACTGAGAATGCTGGCCGTGGCGCTGTACGCCTTGTCGACCATGCCCAACGCAGCGATGCTATTGGTAGGGCCTTGTGTCATCATATTCACCGCGTACCCCATCCAAGACATCAGGGGAAGTTGGGTGAGTACGTTCGCAGTCAAAGTGCTGGGGGTGATATCCTTACCCGCCTGCGCCAGAGCTACAGTGCTACTGAGGGTGGTGAGTGGAAGCTGGTAGGCCAGCATCATAGCCACACCCTGCACACCGTCCTGTGTGTACGTCCTACGGAGAATCTTGTTCCAAGTACCGGCCACGAAGTTCATGTACGGCAGGATGAACTTACCGAGGGTGCTGAACTGCATCCATGCAGGAAGTTCGCCCAGACGGTTCTCCTGTACCAACGCATCAGCCATGTTATGCCCCACGGTCTCCATGTCAAGGCGGAGGTCATCCGGCCAAGTGCGGAGGTCTGGATCAGCATCCATAGCAGCGCGTGCACGGGCACGCAGGTCATCTGTCATACCGAAGCGCTTCATGGTAGCGAAGGCTGCGTCATCGCCCATTACAGCGGCGTCCACAGAGTCTCCAACCAGCCCAGCCATAAGCTTGGACTGCCCGCGTCGCACGTACTCCATACCGTTCACGAACCGAGTACCCTGCCCCATCTGCTGCACCAACTGGTGGGCAATGCCCAAGTTCCCAATGTCGGTGTTGTCGTCGAGGTGGGTCATCACAGTCCGGTAACGGCCCGAGAGCACGTTCCGAGCTTCCAGTACATCCCGCAGGCGGGAGCCGTACGTTGGGTCCTGCGCCAGCTTCAGCGCATCCCGGCCCCACTGAGTAGAACCCAAGCCCTTCAGCACCTTGGTGATACCGAACTCCTTGATCATCAGCGCTGTGTCAGCCAGCTGATAGATCCCAGAGTTTGCCAGTTGCACAGCACCCGACACGACAGCGAAGCTGCGGAGGATGTCTGGCACGTCTTCCCCAGTAGGGTAGCCGAGCAGTTGGTTCACGGTGTTGTCGAGTGTGGTACGTGCGGCACGGGCGTCAACGCCTTCAGCAGCAGCTTCGTCCACGGCAGCAGCCAGAGACTTCACATCAGGGAACCCGGCCTTAGCCAGCCCAATGCGTCCGCTCATGGTGCGACTGTACCCTTCCATCAGGCCGAGAACGTCCTTGTCCACAAACATCTGTGGGTAGATGATCTCGCCAGAGGCGGTGGTGTACTCAGCAGTCATGTCGAAGTCAGCCCGCCCGCGCAGGTTCCGCACGGTGTTGGCTTCCTCGCCAGCATGGTTGGCAGTCTGTAGGAACCGTTGGATCTGGTCCTCTTCAATACCAGCGTTACGCATGGCGAACTCGATGTCGTCGCCGGTCATGCCAGCGATGTGCTGACGGTAGCCGGACACACCCGAGGCGCGGTCCTCCATATTCCGGAGCATCTGACGGCCAAGGGCGCGTGCAGTGTCGGGGCGAATGCCTTGGGCCGAGAACATCTGAGTGAACTGAGATGCGTACATCCCCACGATATCCTTGCGGGTAACGTTGGGGTTCGAGCGCAGGAAGTCGTTCACCTTGTTCGCGTTGTGGCGGCGTGGCAGGTAGTACGGTGATTCTTCTATAGCGTCAGCCCCGAGCATGCCCGAAGCCTTGATGCGTTGCAGTTGGTCCTCTGCCCACTTGGAGTCAGCGAAGCTCTTGACGATGGCTTCCACCTTTGGATCACCGTGGGGCACAATTGTCGAGCCTTCGCGGTAGCGCTGGTGGTTGTCTGCCAAGGCAGCGTACACGCGGTCACTGAGGTCACGCTGAGCCTGCCGGAAGCCCGTAGGATTACGGAGACGGCTCAACGTACCCCAGCCATCTGAGCGCAAGGCCTGACGAATGCTGGAGTCTACCTGAGCGGCTGCGGTGTTCGCAGCGAGGTGGGCAGTTCTGGCGTAATGCGCAGCTGAGTTCGCGTTAGAGCTAGTGGCATCAACCACGAGTTGGTCCGCAAGAGTGGCGGCCTTGGCGCCGATGGACTTAATGTTATCGTACAATGCGAAGCTCTTGTTCACTGCCTTACCTGCGCGCTGGAACAGATCCCGCACATCAGGGGCACCTGCTAGGATGTCCGACTGTACGTTTGGCATGGACTTGCTAGCCTTGGCCCAACCGGCCGCATCTACGCCCGGGGCGTTCAGCAGTTCCTCAAAGGCATCGACCAGTGCAGTGAGTGCAGAGTCATCTGGCCCCTTGCCGGTGAAGGCTTGGACCACGCTGCGCACTAGTTCGCTCCAGACGGACTTAGTCTGTCCGGGGATCTTGGTTTGTTGAAGTACGTTACGAAAGTCCGGGCTGTTGAACACTTGGGCGATGAACTCGTCCAGATCGTTCACACCGTACATGACGTTGTTCTTCCAATCGAACTCACTGATACCGGCCCGGTCGATGTTGTCGATGTTGGCCTTCACAGCAGTACGGATGTCTTCGATACGCTGTACAGCAGACTTTACCACACCGTCGGGCAGTGCGCCCTTCTTGAACAGGTTCGTTGCGGTGATAGTCTTGGCGTGTGCCGCCTCATGTAGGGCAATGGTCTTGTCGTACGCAGTCTGGGCTGCCACCGTTTCGGACAGGGTATTCTTTGCACCACTGGCCATACCGATAATGGTGTTCACAGAGCCGTCGGACATGAGCTGTACCTTCGAGCGGACATTGTCCTTACGGACGATCAGCGGCACGTCCCCATCGAGCTTCAGGGAGTCATGCAGCGCTGCGCCCAGCAGGCGGGAACCTTCAGGCATATCGTTAGCGTTAGCGAGGATGGCGCCGATGTAGTTCGCGGTACTGGTCTGCAACGTTGCACGGCCTTTGGTGATACCCACTTCCATGTACGGACGCACAGTCGTGGTCATGTCTGGAGTTGGTGGCACGTAGTCTGGGTCTGGCTCAACCTTGGTAGGGGTCACCTGAACAGTGCTGTCGGTCTTAGCCAGTTCCTCAGCGCTGACCTTCTCGAAGGTGCGCGGGCGGACTGGTACTTCAATGCTTGGGCCGACATCGGGGGTAACAGTTGGGACGTCCTCAACGGTACGGGCAGCTGTCTCAGTAGCACGTTCCTCAGCGGTGAGTGCACGGCGGGCCATTGGGACTGCACCAAGGGCTACACCCAAGCTGGTCCCGATGACGTCAAGTGGAGTTATCTCCCCACCTTCGGAGGCGGCACCCAATACGGCGGCGTTAGCTGTGAGGCCCGCAAGGAGGCGTGCACTACGTGCTACACCCACAGCCTTACCTACCCCAAGACCGATGACTGCATCCACGTCCAGCAAGCTTGCAGCTAGCGCTACAGCGGGATGAGCGCCCATATCAGCTAAGTTACCCCGGGTTGTAACCACTTGCCCCATACGTTGCGCTAGCTCAGTGCTAGAGCGCGAATCGCCGAGGAACTGTAGTTCTTCTGGGGAGTACTGGCTTACCTTATCACCTAGGGCGGTAGCAGGATCGAAGTCTGCCTCTGAGGGAATGTCCATATAATCTATACCCCGCAGCGCTTTCGCTGCGATGGTTTCACGGAGGGCGCCTATGGCACTCTCTTGAGAAGTGGTCGGCGCTACTTTGAGCGCCGAGACATTGGCTGTACCGGGTTCCAGTAGCGTGTTCTCTGCGCCAGCGACGTACCCGCCTGCTTGCACAGGGACGGTTGCCCCGTGAACCGCTAGGTTTTCGTCAGGGCGTTTGCGGATCATGCTCATGGAACCTCCAGTAATTAATAGCCGTTGCGTTGTGTGCGACTGAATTGCGATACCGCGTCAAGCGTCCTCAGACGGTCTTGGTTACGGCGAGAGCCTTGGCCTGCGTCTCTGTACAGGGCAGACTCACGAAATGCCTTGTACGCGCCTAGAGCGTCCCCATTGTAGGCCTGCTGCAGGATATCCCCGAACGACTCAGCGTTACCTGAGTGGTACGTGGTGTCTACGAGCTGGCTGAACACTTGCTGCCGGAGGTACTCAGGCATACCCGAGAACTTCGGCATCTCGTCCATGACCTTCGGTACGACCTTGTCGGTCAGGTACATGCTGAACTTGTTCGTGGCAACCTGTGGGGAATCCCCGGGTTGCTTCACGTACTTCTCTTCGTTCAGTGGGGCACCGGTCGTTGGGTGCGTGGCGAGCACGCTGAAGCCCTTGGTGTCGGTGTAGCCTTCGTACGAGACGAGCTGAGTGACCGCCTGTGCGTACACCTGCTGATCAACCCCGAACTTGTTCCCTGAGTTGAACTTCATAAAGCCAACTCCGGGCACGGCCAGCGAGCCGAGCGTGTTACCATTACCTGCGTTCGTGTGGCGCACTTCGACCGCACGGGAGTTATCCCGGATACGGCTGGCGGGTACAGATTCAGATGTGGTCAACAGGATATTGTCCTTGTCAGTGCCGCTGAATACAACCTCATTCGACATCGGATCATACCGCATCTGGACAGTGACGGCACCCGGGTTGCGTGCCTTGAACTCGTCCACGAATGGCTTGAAGCTCTCGCCGAGGATGTTGTTATCCTCGCTGCCGAAAGTGGTGGCTTTGTTAGCCACGCTGGGCAGGATCATGAGCGTACCGGCGTCTGTGCCGTCGTCCACACGCACAGTACGCGCGGTGATGCGGCCCACTAGCCAGTTCTTCATGTCGTCTCCAGACAGTGCTGGCAGGCGACCCTGTTGGTACAATGCAGTGTATTCCTCGCTGATCGCACCGTTCACCTGATTCAACCGGGTCTCTTGCATCTTCGCATCTTCCTTGCTAGTGAAGATGTACGACTGTACCCCAAGAATGTTCCTAGCTGCACCCTTCTGGGTAAGGCTAGTGTCGAACAGACCAGCGGACAAGTCGGAGTTAGTCGACAGGAACTCGACAGGCATCTTAGCAGGGAGGGACACAACACGGCCAGCAGAAATGTCATCTGCGCGGCGGTACACCACGTCTGCAACGCTATTCGCGTCGGAGGCTTGGCGGATGCCGTACGCGACTGCATCGGGCAGCCCTGAAACCAACTGAGCGGCTTGCGCGTTATTGCCCGCTGCTTGCGCAGCATCGTACGCACGCTTCAGGTTGGTCAGAGAGTTCACCACGGTGGATGGGTACTGAGCGTTCCCATCAGAGTCGAGCTTGAGCTGACGGCTGTCTATGTTGGCCAAGCTCTGTGCATCTTGCTGCAACATCTCGATACCCACTGCTGTGATGTCCTGTGCGCCGCTTTGCAGCCCGCGACGGACTAGAGCCTCACCACCGCCAGCGTACCCACCGAACTGCGCAGCGTACGTCTGTACAAGGGCCGTCTTGGTTTTACCCAAGGTATCCCCGGTCTGGGTGCTGATATCGGATAGGGTCACACCATGCACGAGTGCCTGCTGTTTACCGACAGCTTTGTTCAGCGCAAGACGCCGGGTGTTCTCGGCCTCAACCATGCTGTACATCTGGGCAGGGCTGATCTTACGTTGCACCTGAGCTTCGTTAAGCTTGGCGATGTACGAACTCATCGGATACTGCGATTCTAGTTCAGCGGGGTTCTGCACAGCTCTGACAGTACTCAGGTACTCATACACAGCCCCGGCCTCGTCCGCAGCTCGCTGATCAAACGACGCCTGCGCGCCACGCATGATCTGAGTCTGCACCTGTGTTGGCAGGGATTTGAACTCGGGGCTGGCTTGGAAGTACGAGGTCACGGCCTCCACCGCATTGGACGACTTCGCAGCGGTCATCACCTGACCGGCGAAATCCGCGTACGCCCCGTCCTTTTGCTGCACTGACAGGGTATCGTCAGAGTACACGCGGGCGACGTGCGCCGTGATATTCCCCAGAGCTTGTATCGGGTTGCCCGCTTCATCTGCGGCCATAAAGGTCGCGATGGCCGCATTGCCCTCAGCTGCGATAGCCTGCCCCTTCATGTAAGTGGCGCGCTCTAGGCTCTTGGCATTGAAGACGTCCGCAGCAGTGTCGCGGGTGCTGGATACACCAGTCAGCCACGCCTGCCAATCAGAGTTCTTCAGGTTCATGCCTTGGGAGCCGGCTGTGTCCAGCAGGGCGTTAGTCTTCTCGTCGATGTGCTTTTTGAAGTCCTCTGGAGTTCTCCCTGAGTTCACAAAATTCACAGCGTCTTCTTGTACGCTTAGCTGAAATTTAGCCAGATCGGTGCCTACTTGGGCGCGGTTGTACCCCTGCTCGTAGTCACCCTGAGTGAAGCCGTGCACCTCAGTGCGCACCCGGCCCATCTCGCTATCCTGCTGCCCTTCCAAGTAAGCCTTGGCTTGTTCCTTCTCTTGCATAACCTGACCCGCAGCGATGCCGCGATTCGCCAAGTTAGCCCAGAATGCGGATTGACGGTTGGCATCCTGCTGTAGGCCGCTGAGGTCCGCCCCTTGGAACTGAGCACGGGCGGCGCCCGGGCTTTGGTAGCCCGTTGGGGTTGGGTTGCTGATGCTACCCTGAACGTCTTGACGTACTGGCATGATGCCTCCGTTTGTTAATCAATACCTTGCTGACGACTAGTTTTAGTCGCACCACTGAAGCTACCCGTCTTGGCCTTGTTCTCGAATAGAGACATGCCAAGACTAGCCATAGCGTTTCCTAGGGCGGGTGCCCACGAATTACTTAAGGCCTGCTCGGGTCGTTGAGAGAACGACCCTGAGTCCGCAACGTTCTGCGCCTGTGCATTCAACGAGGCATCGGATACCGCCTCGTTATACGTCAGCACGGACTGCGCCTGCGATACCTTTTGATCCACGTCTAGGAGAGACTGGTCAACAGAGGCACCCATAGTATCCGTCCCAGCGGCCTGTAGGCCACGGGCGGACTTAAGCTGGGCACCCTGCCGCTGTGTGGCATCAATAGCCAGCGCCGTCTGGTCCGCTAAATAAGTCTTCTGCAGTGCGATCTCGTTAAAGGACTTAGCAGTCTGGGCGCCAACCGTCTTGTTGTACGCCTCAATTTGCTTGTTCTTTGCCTTGGTCACCACTTTGGCGTCTTTCGCTGCCTGAATCCCCTGCACGGCCTGAAGGGCCACGCCTGCTAACATCCACCACATGGTTAGGCCCTCCGTCTATGCTGGTGATACTGCATCACCCACTCAGCCGTCAGAACACCAAGGTCATGGTCGTCATCAGCGCTTAGGGTTACGTTTGCGTCATTAGAGTTGATACGGACAGGAACTACTACTCGGCCGGTCTCTGCAAAGAGAGGTGCGTCAAGGATCAGATCCTGTGAGCTGTACGTGAGCGCAGAGTACGTGCCGTCTGAGATCACCTCCTTGTTCCTTTGCACAACCACATTGAACTCTCCTGTGTTCTTCGTGGTGAACTCATACCGGATCAAGGTTGATGCGCCTGTTCCAATTACCACGCCGTCTTTATCGCGGATCAGCGGTGGAGTTGGAGATAGGGCGCTGGTGTACTTCAGACCGAGCATATACACACCATCGGGAACATTCCGTACTACGGTACCCACCCAAGTGCCAGTATTCACGGTGAAGCCGATGGCTTCGCCCGCGGCTGTGCCGGAGGCGTACGTGAGCTGTAGGGGCCGGTCATCGAAGAAGTACGGCTCGCGCACAGATACCGGGATCGGGAAGGTCCCGCCAGTAACTGTAACAGTCTGGAACACATCTGAGAACGGCCTAGTCAGCCCGTCGATAGTGGTTCCTGCCTGAGAGTCCACGCTAACTACCACCATGTATCCACTCACAAGGATACCGATAAAGATGGTGTCTCGCACAAACCACGTGCAAATGATGTCAGAGGGAGACGTCCAACTGTGCCAAGCAGACTGGACCTTCTCATCACCGGACCAGAGGTACTCCTGTAGGAACAGCGTGCGGGCGTCGCCATCGCACACAAGCACCATACTATTGCTAGTAGTGCTCGCGGTGGCCTGCCGCACAGTCCCCGGCATGTACCTTGGAATGTGGGCAGTAGCGTCGTTCGTGGTGTACTGGGAGTCGGTCGTATTGCTAGGCACCATCTCCAGCGCTGCAGCGAACTTTTCAGAGCGTGGGGCGAAGTACACGAGGCTACGCCCAGCCACCACCGGAGTGGCCTTACTGGTGCAGCTGTACGAGCTTGTGATAACGATCTGTGCTGTACTCGGGGTGATGATGGCGTTACCCGAGGGCACCACCGCCTGCACCGACTTACTGAACAGTAGGAGGTCCTTGTTGAACTGTACCGCATGCGTGAAGTTCGCCGTGGTCGCCGCACCCGAGAAGATCGAGATGGGGTCCACTACCAGCAGCTCGGTCACCGTGCTGCGGTACATCCGCAGGGGCTTGCCCGAGGCACTCATGCTCACGACGCTGCCGCTCAGCAGCACAAGGCGGCCTTGAAAGGCACTCATGCCTGTGATACCGTTGGTGAGGAATGTTGGGTCCTCGTTGGTCTCATCATTTCCTGCATTCCTGCCCTCGAACACAGGGACCTCAACCGAGTAGGAAGAGTCCAACTTCATGCGTAGAGGCATACCGGTCATGCTAGTGCAGCTATTGTAAGCGCCACTCTCAAGCCAAGCGTTCGTGTCGAAGTCGTATGTGTACCAGACAGATAACTTGGGATTAGATCCCACGCTGACCATCATACCATCCGCCGGTGCACCGAGGCGGGCAGGGAGGTCGGATACCAAGGCGACGTGCGCGGTGTTGCTCACACCCACGCTGCTCGATCCTGAGTCGGATACTATGCTGACCACGCCAGCGCTACCAGTCTGGATGAAGCCATAGGCGCCCACAATGTTACTTGGGATACTGGCGGCTGCCAGCTGTATAGCCAACTGGTTTGCGATGTACTCTGGTGTAGACTTAGCAGCGTCTCCTGCAACGGTGCCATCCGGCGTGGTATAAGACACAGTCGTAACCACGCCATTAATAGTCACGATCAAGTTGTAAGCCTTGGAGAACTGCCCTGTCTTAATAAAGAAGAACCCAGTCTTGTCCGGGTTCTGGCGTCCTACGTTACTTACGACCTTCGCCGGGGCGACCGTAGTGTTGCAGATGTACATGTACCCGCGCAGGGTGCATACTTGAATAGCGGATGCATCCGGGGCCACAAGGTACGGGTACACGAACTCATTCAGGAGGTTCCAAGTCTCGCTATAAATGCGAATGTTGCCGTTCACCAGATTGATAAGTACGTGTACGCTTACGTCTTCGATATCGACAGCCGTAGCGAATACCCGATCCTTCGTGATACCACCGCTTGCGAAGATCTCAGAGGCGAGCCAGCGCATCCCCGGGCGACGACGCATACCCTCAACTACGTCGGAAAGCATATTCGACTGGAGGGACACTTGGCCGTCAAGCCGCTCGCGGGGAACCTGCTGGGACACACCCTGCATTAATGATTTGGTTGCTCCATCGAGCGCTGCCATAGTGCCTCCTAGCCTCGTAATGCGGAAGAGAACCGCTGCCAGTCACGACGTTGCTTCGTGCTATAGCGTTTGTTTCGCATATGGATCATCTCCATGTCTGCGAAACTTCGGACCTCAAGTTGTTGGAGCCGGGCTACCTGCGTGTCAACGCCGAGGTCGCCGGAGTACACCTCCTGTGCTGTGCGGGTCATGATGACGTTCGCGGCACACTCTGGGAGGTCTTCAAAGTCTAGATTGTAGAATACCCGCATGGTCTTCGGTTCCGTGAAGAACCGGGTGTTGTTGTCCATGTCGAATAGCATGTTGTTCCGAACGACGAAGGTCTCGCCGCTGAAGCCCAGAATGCTGATGGCATTAACTGGCGCTTCCATTTCGCCGGTATCCGACGGGTACATTGTCACATCACTAGTGTTAAACCACCAGCCGCGTTCCAGCAGTTGGCGTTGCTTCATGACAATAGTACCATTGATTAGGTCCACCGTAGGGTGGCGTACCTCAGTACTAGTGACACGAGCCTCACCCAAAGCGGACAGACAGGTGTTGACAGCTTCAAGTAGGGTCATCGTGTCCTCCAGTAGTTCGGTAAATAGCCCAGTTTGACTTACTCCTCAGAGGTTCAGGGACCGGGCTAGTTTGTTACTTACGCACCCGGCAGCAATTTCACTGCGAAGGAGGTATCCGGGCGGCGCTGGCCGATGGTGTACATTGCGTACGAGTCAAGCACGTTCGCAAAGTTCAGCTCATCATCCCATACGCGAGAGGTGTGCGCCTTAGCCTCAACAGTAACCAGAGTCATGTTAGGGTGGTACACAACCATTTCGCAGGCGATGTCGTTAGCATCGACGTTGAAAGCTACGCCCAGTGGGTGGTTAGTGATAACCGCCGATGGGAAGCGGGCGGATTCAACGATGCGCACACCGTTC